ATAAGTTTGAAAACCTGCTTTTCTAAACAAAGTTCTCATTCCTTTTCCTTTGGTTGCTTCCTTGTATTTCATTTGTTGTTTCTGTTCGTAATCACCAAAACAAACTACAACTTCTGTTTCATTACCAAAAATGTGTTTGAAATTGTTTAACATTTTTTGTTCGCTTTTCTTGGTATTTCTATAACTTTGTAATCTTAATTTTCTAAAAATATATTTTTCATAAAACTTGAATAACATACCATTTATTTCACTTTTCTTTTGTATATATTCCTTAAATTTTGATATATTAAGTGTTTTTCTGTTTAATTTTGATAATTCAGTTTCCCATTCTATAATCGTTTTCCCATTTATTTTCTCTTTTTTCAATTCTAATTGTATTTTGGAATACTTCTTTTTCTTTGTTTCTTTTCTTCTTTGGTCTTGTGAATATCTAAACTTATTCGCTTCTTTATTATCGGCATCTACGCAATAAATTAAATCACATTTTCCTGGGTCTATGGATACAATCTTTTTATTTTGTAGTTGTGAATAATCTTTCAATTCATCAATATATTCTTCATTATTTATTCCTTTTTTCATCATCGGTAGTTTCTTTCCTATTAAATCTTTTCGTAATAATAACAAAGAGCAACTAATTCCATCGGTTTCTATCATATGGTGAAATTCATAATGTTTTTTATGGAAACATTTGCGTTCAGTTCTAAAAAAGAATTCCCAAATTTTATTTTCATTTCGTTTCAAATTTCCTTCTGTTAAATACTTGCTTTTGTTTCCTTGTTTTTTCGTCATAAGAAGATGCACTAATGTAGTTGTATCTAATCTTATATGTTTTGGTATAATTTCATTACGCATAGGAAATACATTACAAATTGTTTGTTCTTCTTTTTCTACTTGTTTCATCATTTTAATCATACAAGGGAAATAATCCATAGGACTACACATTAAATCATAATATAGATTTTTCTTGAATGTTTTAACTGGTATAATATGTTGTTTTTGTTGTTTAATCCATGTATGATAAGAATTATGAGATTTGTATTGCGTTGTTTCAACATTCAGTAAATCATTTTTGATTTTTCTTAACTGATTACATAATTTGTTTATTTTTGTATCTTTTGCTTTTTTGGTAATATTCATTTTTCTTATTTTGCTTACAATAAATTTCTTTTTCCAAACCACATTTACATATCGTTCTACATATTCAACAAAATGATTTTTAATATTATTTTCATACATAGTAAGAATATCAATTGTTAAATAATCCAAAATAGTATTCATATGTGTATATTCAAGTGTTTCCTTTTGGATAAGCGGTTCAAAATCGGTTTTGTAAAAAGCGGTTAAATTATCTTTGAGTTCTTTAATTTCTTTCTTTGCTGGTCTGCCTTGTGGTTTTTCATTACACATAATTTTCATACATGAATTTACGAATACCTTATCTATAACTGGTAAAGTGTTATTTTTTTCATAGTAATTCAATAAATATAATTTCATAAAAAGTAAAACATTAATTACTATTTTATTACAAAGAATAACGGCATTTGTAATTTTCGGTGTATTTATATCAGGATGTTTCAAGACACTTTTCAAGGAAAGTTTAATTCCTTTGAAAAAATCGTCAGGTGGTTTTTCTTTTATAGACATCCTTATAATATTCCTAAATATTTTATTTTTAAGTAATTTAACGAATAAAATATAAAATTGAAACAAAATTATATAAAATCTATTTAACAATAACTATAAATGAACGATACTATTATGAAAATGAATGAAAATAAAGAACAATATGTTTATGTTATGTCTAATCCGTCTTTTCCTGCCGACATGCTAAAAATTGGTTGGACGAGAGAACACCCCAATATAAGAGCAAATGATTTGCATACATCAGGAATACCTACTCCTTTTATAGTTGAATATGTAATTATTACACCAGAGGGTTCTAAACTTGAAAAACAAATTCACAATCATATAAAAAGTCATCGTGTAAATTCTAATAGAGAATTTTTCAAAATTTCAAAAGATGAACTATCTGAAAAATTAATAAATGAGTTAATGCTTGAATTAAAATCAATAACTGACATTAACACACCTATTAATACAAAAAAAACTTATCATAAAAAAGTAAATGAAATAAAATCATTATATGAAGAACTTAAAAAAGAAACAGAAGAGTTTTTCAGTAAATTAAAAAAAGATAAATCCAAATTAGTTATAACAGAAAATAATAATAAAAAATATGTTTCTACTTGCACAATAGAAACCGAATATAACACAACAAGTTTAACGCCTCATGGTTTTGAAGACGATGAAGAAAGACACATTAAAAATGCTTATTATTTTATAAACAGAGATATCATCAAATATAAAGAATGGTTGGATAATTTAATTGACAATTATGAAGAAATAAAAAATAGAATAGGTATTGAACAATTAAGAAGTGATAATAAATCATTTAAAGAAATGATTTTAGACACACACAAACACTTTCGTAATATTAAAAATGAATATGAATGGATTTTCTAATGTATTATATTAATTCAAAACTATAAATATGTGTTCTAATATATTTTCCGTTTTCTGTAAATTGAAAATCTTTACTTTCAATATTATATTTTGATTTTAATAAATTTTTTATAATACTTAACCAAGGTCTTTTTATTTTACTTGGTTCGCCAACTGCTTTTAATCCATTAAATGAAAACCATTTTCTTATTTCAGGTATTAATTCCATGATTTTATTTTGTATTTCTTCATTCTTATCTAATTCATAAATTGTATATGTATTCTTGTTTTTCAAATCTATTATGGATATAATTTTTTCTATAACCTCTTCCTGTTCTTTTTTATATAAATCACTTTTTAATCGCATAGGCATCGTAAATATACTTAAAATACACAAATAAATTTTAAGTATATTATTTATAAATTTTTAATTTCCTTTTTCTTGTAGATGGTTTCCTTATAAATTCTATTTTTTCATTCATTCCGTATGCGTGTTGAAAATAGTTTTTATAATTTTCAGGTTTTACTTTTTCTATCGCATTTTCTACATTCTTTTCTAATTGTTCGTAATTTTCAACATTTCTATTCTTTTTCATATAAGTTTTGATTTGATTAAAGTATGCCTCTATTGGATTGTTGGTTTTAGGTGTATAAGGTATCGCAAATAAATATTCATTACCACTTTTGGTAATCGCATTTTTTATCAATTCATTATTATGACTTTTCGCATTATCCAATACTATCAAATATCCTTTATAATGCGGAAAAATATGTTTCTGTAAAAATTCTACAAATCGTTCAGCAGTCATTCCACCTTTTTCATACATTTCTTTTCCTACTATTTTTGAATTACTTATTGCTACTAATAATGTAAATTTACGAAAAACAAATTGATTTGATGTTTTTATTCTACATCTTCTTCCCAAATAGCAACGACTATAAGTAGGATGCAACGCAGAACCTACACTTGTTTCATCTAAACAAATTATTTTGTTTAATGGATAATGTTTTATTTTTTGATAAAAAACATTCATTTCGGTTTGTTTATCAATTGGTTTCTTATATCTTTCTTTTGGGAAATGCTCGTGTCTTGTTCGTTTTCTTGTTTGGTTATTATCTCTAATAACATGTCCTAAATGTTGAGGCGTAATATCAAAAGTAGGATATTTTTGTTTCATATCAAATGCTAATTCATTCATAGTCAATTGTTCGTTTTTCTTCAATAATTCTAAAGCAGTTTTCACTTGTGGTTTAGTAATCTTGTAAGAAATTGGTTTTCTGTTTTTTCTTGTTAGATTTTTAGAAGAATTGTATCTTTTAATCCAATCTCGTAAAGTAGATTTTTTACAATCAAATATTTTACATGTTTTCTTATATCCATCTCCTTTATCATTATTTAAGTAATATTTAACAGCAGAAATTTTATAATCTTCTGTCTTATGTTTAGTCATCTATATTATTTTGAGAAAAAATATAAAAAATAATTAAAGGTGCGGTTTTAAATCTTCAAGGGTGTAAATACAATGTCTTCATCTTCTACACCTTTTTTTTTATAATATTGTGTTTTACTATCATCTGTATTTTTTAATTTTTTTAATATATGACTACATTGATGAATTATATTATTTGAATAAATGCCTATATTCATAGAAGCAGACGGTCTTAAACGTAATGTATCTTCGTTGGTAATATCAATATCTCCTATTTTTTGTAAAAACTGTGGACCCACAACAGTTGTATCATGTAAATAAAAATAATATTCATCTTTCTTTGCTAGAAACTCCATTATAGAAATTAAACCTGTAAAATCAATAGAATTATGATTACAATATACAAATGTTATATTGTTACTTATCACTTTGCTTTTATAATTTGCGTTTTCATAATATCCGCCAATAAAAACGATAATATTATAATCATTATATTCCTTACATTTTTTTAAACTATCTAATAATTTATTCAAGGCAAATGTATTGTTTTTATGACTATTAATAACAATCGTTATTTTTTTGTTTGAAGAAAAACATTCATTTAATCTTATAATATATTTATCATACAAAAAAATAGTAAACAGTGTGAAAATATATACCCCCACAATAATTAAAAATATAACAAGCATACAAACCGCAAATTTATCAGTAATTAATTTTTTCATATATAATGTATAAATATTATATTCAATTGATACAATAATTATGCGAATTTCATATAAAAAATATCCATTGACCCAATGGTATGAGTATATCGTTTTTATTTTCAATAATGATTCACTATTGAAATTTATCTTGTAATATTCTTCATTTGTAATTACAATGTATTATTTCAAATATTATATGAGTCGGTTTACAATCAGTTCTCATAAGGCTTACATCAGGTTCTCATAAAATTGATCTAAAATAGTGAATCAATTATAATAGCATATGACAGTACCAATTGAATATGCTACGCAAATCGAACATGTATAGACATCTTGACATCGAGGATAATACCACGACTACTCAAAATGAACAACGAAAGGCTCAAAAAAAGCTCAGAGAAATAGCACAACTAGAGCAAAAAGAGAACCTGACTACGGAAGAAGCAGAAAAAGTTAAAATGAAGCAAAAATGGGCCAGTATTTTAGACTCTAATCTGACGAATGGTGGCCAAAATAAACAGCCCGATGATGAATGTAAGATGAAGCAACAAGCAAGACATATGTTAAAGGAACAAAAACGTCAGCGCGAAAAAGAAAAACAACAGCGCGAAAAAGAAAAACAACAAAAAGAAGCAGAACGTAAACAGCAAGAAGCTCTTCGAAGACAAGAAGAAAAGGATAAATGGAACAAATTACAAGCAGAAAAATTGGAACAAGAAGCGAGAGAAGCGAAAGAACAATTTGAGAAATTCATGAGAGAACAATGGGAAAGGGCGAGAGAAGAGGCAGAAAAAGAACAACAAGCAAGAGAACAGCTAGAAAAAGATGACACATTTGTTATCTCGCTAAAAAACGAGTTCGCTGAATTATTACGTAAACAAAGCGGTAATGTTAACCGTGTTTTTCGATTGCTATCTCGAAAATATCATCCAGATAAAAATAATAATAGTGACACATCCGCTGATAACCAAAAACATCTTTCCAATATCAGAGACAAATTTCTAAGTGGCGAATACAAATACAAATACCAATAAAAACTTGACTGAAGGTTCTCTCGATTTACCAAAGGTTCTCTCGATTTACCAAAGGTTCTCTCGATTTACCAAAGGTTCTCTCGATTTATTATATTTTGTGTAAATACATATAGACTTATTTATTCATATTATATTATTATGCAACATGAAACATACCCTGTTCTCAATACAGTAAAAAATAGACTAGATTTTTTTTTATATTCTAAAAAAATACCACATATTATTTTTCATGGACCTTCAGGCACAGGTAAGCGAAGCATTGTAAATAATTTCTTATTCAATATTTATAGTAATGACAAGCAAAAAATGAAATCAAATATTATGTTTGTCAACTGTGCGCATGGTAAAGGTATTAAATTTATTCGCGAAGAGCTCAAATTTTTCGCAAAATCAAATATACAATTCAACTGCGGGGTCATGTTTAAAACAATCGTATTATTAAATGCTGATTTTTTGACGATTGACGCACAATCCGCTCTGCGTCGTTGTATTGAATTATTCAGTTTTAATACTCGATTCTTCATTATTGTTGAGAACAAACACAAATTATTGAATCCTATTTTATCTCGATTTTGTGATATATATATTCCTGAAACTGTAGGTTCTCAAAATACAACAATTAATTTACATCAACATACAATTCAAAGAAAATATTTATTCAATGATTTGAAGAAAAAACGAATGAATTTTCTTTGTGAAAAAATGTCCGCATGTTTTGATATAAATAATTCTATAACACATAAAGATTTAGTAAAGTTAGTTGGAGATTTATATGAATCTGGATATTCTTGTTTAGATATTATTGAATGGATAAAACAGGAATGTTCTGTTTTCTCAGAAAAGGAAAAATCGGCCATTGTTCTCGTATTTCATAAAATAAAATCAGAATATAGATGTGAAAAAATGTTGATGTTATATATTTTAGACTATTCTTTTTTGCGTCAAAACAAAGAGGTGAAAAATATCGGGTTTATGTAAAATGGACGACTTTGTAATCTCGAATTTGCATGAATCACGAAATGAATGGTGTAGTCGTTTAGTCAGTATTCTTACACCATTGGTCAGTGAAGGAATCCGCTCTATTTTCAATGAAGCATGGAAACTCTGTTTAGATACAGATGAACTCAATAAATATTTGATGACATTTCAAAACCTACTTTCTCGTATTCCTAAATGGAACGCTATTATCATTGAAGAAGAGCGAAAACGAATTATTGAAAGGAGTGGATGTACTTATTTAGAAGATTTGATCACATGTGTTCATATAATTCAGTTGAAGGTTCTCACATGTATTCGTGTAGGAAATCGTCAAAAAAAGATTGATATTGCTATTCCAAAATTGGACAATTTTTTACACAAGGTATATATTCATGTTGCTCGAAAAGTATATATAAATGTATATTTATTTGAAAAAAATATAACACCACTTCAAATACAGAAACATGGTCGCGAATTAGAAATTATTATTCAAGAATGTATTCTAACCGCTATACGTGAAAGTATTCCTACAGAGGATATTATAAAAGCATATATGGACGAATCTGTCGAACTTGAAGAAGAAGTGGTTATTGAGAACATTGATGAGCCTACCTTAGAATCAGGCGAAGAAAAATCAGAATCAGATGACAAACCATCGGAAGACAAACCATCGGAGGACAAACCAAAAGAAGAGACCCCTTCTGTAGTCCCCTCTATAAAAAATATAGATGATTCACCTGTTATTACTCGTCTCACATTCAATGATTACGATTCCGTTTTGGATTCAAATAATAAAGAGGAAAAAATAAATGCGCCAAAAACAATTGAACGATTAGAAGAGATTAGTACTGAAAGAGCTATACAAAGAAAATTAGAGGAAGACGATGAACTAGATGATAAAATCAAAATTCATACAGACAATATTTCATTAGATACATTAGATGTATTTGATATGAATAAAAGAAACGGCGCGGATGATTTTGTTTCACTAGATGACATTGAAGAGTTGAATTAATATTGATAGATAATTTTTACACATATATATTTGTAAAAATTATTTATATTGAGACATTTGAATGCCTTTTTTTGAGAACCCTGATTTCTCATAGAATGATACTAATCGTTCATTACAATCCAATATAATTTTGTAACAATTATTATGGATGGCTATTTTTTGTAGATATTCTAATAATTCTTTTGCAATTCCTTTATTTCTCCATTTTTCGAGAACCACGATATCTTCTATATGACCAGCAGGTCTTCCTCCATGTATAATTTTTGGTTCAATTATGATTGTTCCACTACATATAATGGTTTCGTCTTCTATACCCACAATTATTTGTCCCATAGACTGTATTGCCACAATATTTTTGAAAAATTCTTCATTTGTGATTTCTGAAACGGTTGTAAGTTCTCCAAGTAGTAATAAATATTGCCGTTTTATTTCAGATATATTTTCTATTTGTTTGAGAACAAGGTCATAAAGATTAACGAATTTCATAGTTATATATTCATTTTATCTTTATTTTATCTTTATCTTGTTATATGTTTCATCTATTAGTTTCAATAGTGTTTCGCGTTCTATATTGATATATTCTAATATGTATTTTATGATTCGGATTTTATTTGCTGGATGATCCACCTCATATGAATAGTCTCGCTGAACATCTCTTCCATATAAAATACCTATTTTGTGTAGAATCTGTTTTTCCATCTGTTTTATAGATTGAAAAATGATTTTTTCTTCTGTTTCGGTTGGTGCATCATCATCCCCCAAAGATGAATTATGTATCTGTGTTGTCCAATCAATCTCTTTTTCTTTATACCATTCATCTAGATGTCTTATATGAAGTATTTTTTGGTTATCGTCTTCGTCCTTTATACACTGTATTGGACGTTCGGCAATAGGAAACTTGTCGATTTCTGTTTTTAACATATTCACTATGGTATCAACATAGTCGCTACTTGATATAGTTGGTGGATATACTGGCAATAAAGGTATACTATTAATCATATCAATAAAATTTTTTGTACCTTTGAAGTTTTCATTTAATATGAAATTAATGCTGTTGTTATTGGTATTGGTATTGGTAATAGTGGTTGGTTTCTGGTTCGCTTTTATTTCTGTTAATATATTTTTTATTTCTTCCATTGAAATATTTGTGACTGGTTCTGATATAACACATTTTGAGTTGTGTTTCATTAATCCGGCACTAGACAAATATTTTTTTTTACACTTTACACATACATGTGTATATAAATTAATATTATCAATAGTATCCTTGTGTCTTTTACTATTCATATGATATGTATAATTCTGTCGAATATTTGTATGAAATACACATGTTTCGCAATTATATTTATAAGAATTCATATAATATATATTTTACTTTTATTTGAACAATTAATTAATGAATTGTTACAATTAATTAATTGTTACAATTAATTAATTAATTGTTCCTAAATAAAAACTAATGAATTGTAACAATTAATTAATGAATTGTAACAATTCATTAAAAAATATCAAAAAATCCATTTTCAAAAAGTTCTCAGAATTTGGAATTTTCTTTTTTCCTCTTTTTCTTTTTTTTTCTTTTTCTTTTTTCAAAATATTTTGAACTTTTTGAAAATGAATATTTTCTATA